CACCATTAGTACTAGTTTGAAAAGTAAATTCAGCACCATCTGAACTTGGGTGTATTGAAATAAACTCAAATTGATAAATTGGATATGTGCTATCCAAAACTACTCCATCACTTCCATCTACGAATGACAATGTAGAACTAGAACTAGCAGTTAAAGTTTTAATAGGTACTAGGCTTCCCTCTGCTAATCCTGTAGTAGTTACAGCAGATATAGAGTTGTCGTTATACTTAACTAATGCCATTATGCTACTCCATACATTTTGATTGTTCCACTATCTATGTTGCCAGATGACATTTGAAAACGAATAGCATTAATAACACTTGTGGTATTAAAATATCCAGCTATATAATTATCATTAGATTCATCTCCTTTTGCAACAGTTCTACTAATAAAATGTTTAACAAAAGTAGAAGAACTTGGATTAAAAATTTCTAATGTTCCATTTAAGTTGTCATCAGAATTATTATGAATACCAGCACTTAATTTTTGAAATGCAGTTCCTTGTGCTTGGTCTGCTGCAGTACCATAAGTAAGATATGTACCTGAATCATTTTCTGAATGACCAGCATAAAACCAAGTTGTTGTCATTGTTGTATTATAATTAGAACCTCCATCTGTAGAACCTTGAAAATTAAAACTAGCATTGTTAATTGATGGATGGCAATTAATAAACTTAAAAACATAAGAATCATAAGTGCTATCAATACCAGATGTAAAATCTAATGTAGCTGAACTAGATGCAGTTTGCTCTGATATTAAAGTCATAGCACCACCAGAAATAGATGCTGGTAATGTAGTTATGTTAGCTAGTGAGGAGTTATTGGCGAAGTTTATTGCCATGAGATTATACTCCTAATAAAGATTTGATTTCTTCTTCAGTTAAACCTAAGTCTAAAAGTTTTTGTTTGCCAGATGCTTTTTTATTTATTGCGTCTTGTCTAGCTTGTTCTTCTTTTTGAAAATTAGCAATAGAATTTTGTTCATCAATTTTTTTTTGAGCAATTTCTTCAGCAGTTAAATCAATTTCTATTCCATTTGGATATTCTTTATTAACTATTAATTTTTTCATAATTTAATCCTTATTTGTTAATTCCATAAACACTCATACTTGAACCACTTGCAAAAGTTCCAGAATCAACAAATGTTTTAATTCCTGTATGTGCTTCAACTACATCAACTTGACCCATAGTCAAGCTGACATTAAGATAGTTAGGATCTCTTGAAAAACCATCTATCATATAATTTGTTTTAAATGATGAATCATTTGGAGAGAATATTTTAATATCAAGCATTTGAAATTCATTGTTTCCTGTTCTTTGACCTTCTATCATTCTAAAATTTGATTGATTCCAACCACTAAGAGATTCAGTACCAGCAGTAGCACTATTATAATAACCTCTTAACATACCAAAATTATAATTAGATGTTCTATAAGAAGAACCACCTGAAGCATTTGCAAATTGTATATATGGAGTATTTTGACCACCTGAAACAGGAACAACTTTTATAATTACTCTATAATTTTCATAGCTTGAAGAAAAACAATCTTGTATTTCTATTGAAGTTGGAGTTGATGTAACATTAACTGTACTAATTAATTCCATAGCACCACCACCAGCTTCTGCAAAAGTATTATCTCCTCTTAAAAAGGTTGTAGCATCTTTAGTTCCTGTTGCTGTTAGCTTAGCAAGTGAAACTGTATTATCTGAAGGAGTACCTACATCTAAGGTGTTACCCAATACCATTACAAAATCTATAACATCTCCTGTAGAAAGATTTGATGCAAAGGTAAGTGTAGAACCAGATACAGTAAAACTATCTGTAGGAGATTGTAAAATTCCATTTAGACTTACCAGAAATTGATTAACATTGTCATAGCTAGTAAAGTTCACACCACCATTTTGCATAGTGTATGCTGCTTGACCATTAACTACAGTTATTGCGTCTAGTTTTACAAAGTTTCCTAAAGAAGGCGATTTTCCAACATATGGCATCTATGCTACTCTCCTTTCCCAGTATGCTTTTGTTTTTTGGGATAATAAATTTCTAATATTTTTATTCATATATGACATATCTCTACCAAGTTTATAACCCTTATTCAAATATTGTTGTTTTAATTCTTTTTTAATTCTTTTTGATTTACCATTAAAATTAACCCAAATAAGATTAGAATATATTTTGCTATATTTTTTTCTTTGCTCATCAGAGCAAACTTGAAACTGTCTAGCATATTTTATTTTTGCTTTAGTTTCTTCTGTATGTTTTTTACCAGTATTAATCATAGATAATTTCTTTTTAGTTTCTAATGATGCTTTTTTACCAAGATTAAACTTGTTATTTTTATTACGAATAGCTAAAGCTAATCTAGATTTTTCGCTCATTTTTCTACCTTTATTTGCTAAACTAATTTTTCTTTTAACTGATTCTGGTAATTTAGTTCCTGTTAATGTTTTAGATATTTTTGCTTTCCATTCATAAGTTAATCTTCTTCCTTTTAATGATTTACTAAATTTACTTTTTAATTTTTCATATACTCTTGAATTAATTTTATAATATCTTTTACAACTTTTAGATTTAGTATTCATTAATAAAAAAGCATTTAACATCTTATGTTTAATTTGACCTGTTGTAAAATATGGCAATAACATATGAATAATATAATGCTCTCTAGCTTTCAAAGGTACAAGGTTATCTTTGTCATTAGTACCACCACAGCTTTTAGGTATTATGTGATGAACTTCTTTATATCCTTCTAATGTTCTATTCTTAGCTTTAGCAATTATAGAATCATGCCATTTCTTATATTTGTTATTAATGAACATCTATTCCTTAGGGTTATCTGTTTTAATTTGTAGTATTCTTGCTTTCCAACTATCAATACCATTATCGTAAATTTCTTCAAGTTGGCTTTCCCAACTTCCATATAATTTTTTTCTAGTAGCAATTATTTGTTGATTGTTTTCATAAGTTTGTGCTTCTAATTCTAAAGCATCTAATTGTGCTTGGGTAGGTTGTGCAATATCTAAGTTCCATTCTTTAATATATGCACCATTACCATCATCTTGAAGTAATACATCTGAAGTAAAATCAACTTCTGCATTTACATACTGTCTTATTTTATTACTTAAACTTGCCATAATTTATCCTATAAAATTAATTTGTATGCACCAAAATATGTGCCATTACTAACTCCTGTGCCACCAAAAATTTGAGGATAACCACCATTTACATCACAAAAATTATAAACTTCTAAATAATCTCCAGCAGACAAATCCATTACTCTACCTATATGAAAGGATGCAGAGCCATTAGGTGTACTATCATGTTCATAATGTTGTTCAGCTAAAAATACACTTCCATTTTTATAAACTTTTAAATAAGTGTCATATACTGAATATGCAATAAAGCCATATAAAGTTAATCCTGTAAAAACAAAATATTTTCCACCTTCGCCACTTGGTACAGTAAATCTATAATTAGTAGAATTATCATAAGCAGAATTTGTGTCTAAAATTTCTGAATCAAATTGTATTTTTGTATCTGTTGCATCAGTAGTATTTTGAACTGTACTTCTTTCTGCATAAAAAGCTGGTGTCATATTTCCACCAGCAACAGCAAATGTATTATCACCTCTTAGAAATGTAGTTGCGTCTTTTGTACCTGTAGCAGATAAGTCAGCTAATCCGATTGTACCATCTTCAATATCTGCACCACTTAAAGGTACTGCTGTTGGTTTGTTTCCTATAAAAGGCATTTATTTCTCCTATGAACTAATTGCATCTACTGTTGATACCCAAACATCTAATGATGAAGCTGTGTCAGATATTACTTTTAAAGCATCTCCAGATTGAACTACAAATTTAGCACCACCATCTAAAACTTGTAGTGCTGAACCTGCAGGAATTGGAGCATCTTTAACTAAGTAAATATCATTCGCACCATCATTAATATAAACTGATGCTACAACAGAACTTGTTGTTACATTTGCTACAGATATTCCTACTACAGTATCATAACTGTCAGCAGTAAATAATGTTGCAGCAGAAGCTCCTACATCATTGCTTGTGTATCTTCTAAAATTTTGTGCCATATTTTCTCCTTAAAGTGCTATTGCCATAGCGATTGCAAATCCAGGACTTGCAGCATCTATGTTTGTTAATTGACTACCATCTACAGCAGGTAATTTTGCAGTACCATCTAATTGTACCACATTGTTAGCTGAAGTTCCAACATTTAATGTTGCAGCAGTTCCCAATCCAGTAATTTTAGAATTATCAATAGCATTTACTTCTAAGGTAATAGTACCTGAAGATGTAATTGGTGAATTTGCTACTGTAAATTCTGATGAACCTGAATCTGCCACTCCTACTGAAGTTACTGTTCCAACATTAGCTGGAGTGATTTGAGAAAAGGTAATATTACTTACACCAATTGTTGCATCTGAATCGGTAGTACATAGAAATATTTTATTATCATTTGATGTACCTTGATTAACTACAACCATTTGACCAGATAGTTCAGCAATAGTATCAAATTGTGGATCTCTACTAGCTGTACCTGAAGCTACTACGATATATAATCCATTAGCTGTAGCATCTGTTTGGTCTTTAACTAAAACTCTATCTCCAGTAACTAATGTTACACCATCAAGTGTATCACCATTTTGAAGATCAGCAGTTAAATCTATATTTGCAGTAGTAGCTGCCTCTGCAATAACTCTAGTTCTTAATCCTGCAACAGCTTGATCTACATAATTTTTAGTAGCAGCCTCAGATGAAACAGAAGGATCACCAAGACCAGTAATTGAACCACCACTAACAGAAACATTGTTTGCATCTTGAGTTGCAATAGTTCCTAATCCTAAAGTAGTTCTTTGAGCTGATGCGTCTGCATCGTCTAATAATGCTTTACCAGCTGTAGTTAAATCAAAAGTTCCAGCAGTACCTGATCCTGTGAATTGAATTCCTTTATCTGCTGCTGAAGTTAATCCTGCAATAGCATCTAAGTCTGCATCATGTGCTTGAACATCAGTTCCAATAGCTACACCTAAGTTAGTTCTTGCTGTTGAAGCTGAAGTTAAATCTGATAGGTTACTTGCTTTAACAAGTTTAGCATCTAGTTGAGTTTGAATATTTGAAGATACATTATTTAGATAACCAAATTCTGTATTTGAAATTGTACCATCATGTATTTTAGTTGCATCAATAGCAGCACTAGCATTTACATCTGCATTAACAATTGATCCATCAATAATTTTTGCACTATTAACACTTGAGTCTGCAAGTTTAGCAGTTGTAATTTGTGAGTCTGCAATATGAACTGTGTCTATTGAACCATCTACATAGTGTTCTGAATCTATACTATCGTCTGCAATTTTAGATCCATTAACTGCATCTGCACCAAGTTTGGCATTTGTTACTGATCCATCTGCTAATTGAGTTGAACCGATAACACCACTAGGAATAGATGTATTAGTTTTTGAAAGAGCTGCTACAAATATATTGGTAATAGCTTCGTTAGATAAATTGCCACTATCCCAAGTTACATTAACAGTTGTGTTTGTTGAAAAAGTTGATGAACTAATTGTTCCATAAATAGTTCCTGGAGTTGGAGCTATAACTTTAATTCTTCTGTCTGCATGATAAAAAGATGTTACATCAACACCAGCTATAGTGAAAGATGTTGCACTTGCATAACTTGCAGTATAACCATTAGAGCCATCACCATATTCTACCCATTGTGAATCGTTATACCAATCTCTAGTATTCTTCATCAATGCTCTAATGGCATTGTTTAGGTTAGATGGTAACATTCCTTCCGCAGTAGAAATGCCATTTAAATCTGTGTTGTTCGCTTGTGTTGTTGAGTAATCTTTTATTCCTGCCATCTTAATCTCCTATAAACCAAGCGTATGCTTTATTGTTTTCTTGGTTCTTTTCATTTACTAATGTGTTAATAGCTTCTTCAATCTGTCTTTGGAAGAACTCTTGAGTTTCAAAACTGTATCTAACATTATCTATATCACTTTTATCTGTCATCGCAACCCTCCTCTTGAGGCAACTAGATCAATTCCTTGAGCATCTTTCCAAACTCCACCACTAGGTATTTTTACATTAATTTTAACATATCTGCCAGATTGTCTTACTGGATTAATACCTGATGTATTCATACTTGATACATTTGATACAGTTGGTGTATCAGCAAGTTTGTCTTTTGTAGAAATTGTAACTGTAGCTTCCGCATCAACAATTGGTCTAATTCCTGTTATATTTGATCTTAGTCCAGGAAACAACTCTATTTCTGAAGTTTCTATTTCACCTTCATTTGCAGTACCTGAGAAAATTGCAGCTTTATAATTGTTATCTATTGCACCTAATAATAATTGTCCACCATTCCAAAAGTCAGTATCTAAAGCAATATTAATATTATCTAAGTTTTCTGAAATAATATCCATTAGTTCAACTGTGTAAGCACCAACGAATTGTGAAAATATTGTACTAGCACTAGCTTCAGCAGTTGACCATTTTTGAGTAGCATAATTATAAATTAAAACTTTATCACAGATACCAGTTGTATTAGCTGTATCGGATGCACTTGGATATAACCATAAAGCTAATTGATTAAATGGATCAACCGCTGCACATATTCTATCACTAAATGCTTTGTTTAAATCTGTATCAAAAAATCTATTTACTTTCTCTGCACCAATTGAGATAACTTGATCTCCATTAATTTCAAAAAAACCATCGTCTGCATAAAAGAATACTCTACGATTATCTTGGCAAACTGTTCTTCCATAAACAGCTCCTCTATTAGGAGATATTACTGAAAGTCTAAATACAGTTGCACCACCCACATAGTCCATACGAACTATTTGGTTTTGTCTAAAGATATA